ATGAATGCCCATTCCCTCCTGAACAACAAGATCCTGAAGCTTAAATGGAGTGCCGGACGTAGGAGAGATACCCAAAAGAGATTCATTCGCAGATCCCAATGTTCGTGCGTGCGCTTCCCACTTGTCGACTGCAGCATTGAACTTCTCGATGTTCTGCGGAGTAAGAGAAACCTGTGTAAGACTCTTGTTGTCTTCAGTGTAAAGAATTCGGCCTGTCTCAAGATCCTTCAGGTTAGCGTTTCGATTTTCAAATTCCTTGTCAGATGTCTGCAAGATCACAAGGGCTGCGGCATCAAGCATGTCTTTGATCTTAATCTCATCGTAGTTGGTCCATGTCTGCGGTTCAAACAATTCCTCGATACCTCCAAATCCGCAAGCTCGGCCAAAGATTGCATCGCGCTTGATTGCCTTATATACAGGATCTTCCTTACCCTTATATAGACAGATACCAGTGCGCTGATTTTCTTGATTAGTATAAAAAGTTACGATGTGAACCTGTTGAACATACTTTCGCTTGTCACTATATTCAGGTGGCTCATACCCCTCATCACCTTCATGCTTGTTACTCTCTTTATTAAGCCATGTTTCAGGAAGTACGCCGTGGAGTTCATACACTTCAATGTACTTACCCGGAGTCTTAGTCGTCTGATTTCCCTGTGTCGCCGTCGACTTCTCGTTCTTACTCATAGCAATAGCCATGTCAATTTTGTCGTCATACCATTTGCCAGACATCGCCTCGAGCTGATCAGGAGAATAATTATGCTTCTCGCAGGCAGGACCAGAGAGAAAGTCTGTTTGATCACAGAAAGCGAAGCGTGAGAGCGGTACGCATTCAGGACGCTTCTTGCCGACATTCTTTGCGACAGCCAAACCAAAATCACAATATGATTCAACAATCTCATCGATGAATGTATCAATGTCATTCACTCGAGCCCATTTCACGTGAAACTTTCGTGTAAGGAATGACTTGTAATAAAAACGCTCGTCATTAACAAACGGTTCGATATCTTTCACGTCAAAGCCCTCCGATCGATACGATACGTTTAGAATTGGTCTGATGATGTTCTTGAATGGCCGAGTACCGTCATTAGCGCCCTTGTTGAACTTCGAGTTCTTATATAGAGTCGACTTCTTGATGTGCTCATACATATTCCAATCCCAACCATCGGTAATAGGAATCTGTTGAGTCTTATAGTTAGCTTCTTCAGCTATGATGTAATCGTATACACTATTCGTTTGCATTGAGAGCTAGTTTTATCCGCTTAGCGAAAAATTCTGCAGCAAGCGGATGAGAAAATGTGCGCTTTGCTCGAGATCCCATAAGGACAAATTCAGCCTCTTCTTTACCATATCTAACAGTCAGAATAATTTTTGTCTTGAGATAAGCGGGCTTCAAATCGAGAATAGCCTGCTTGAGATCATGAGTCTCAATTTCAAACTCTTCATTGTTCATTGATACGGTGAGATTGAAAGGAGTGTTATCCTTTGCGCGTTCTTTTCGTGCCTTATCTTCAGCCTTTGCTTTTTCTTTGGCTTCTTTAACAGCCAACTTTTCTGCAGCTTTGGCTTCTTTCTCTGCAAGTTTTGCAGCAGCCTTTGCTTGTTTTTCAGCGAGCTTCTTCGCTGCTAGATCTTTCTTCGCCTGTGCTGAAGCTGTCACTGGCTTCGATAAGTTTTTTGCCATATTAAATAAAAATGTAACGGGTTAAATTAATGAACAAAGTATAACATGAGTATGCAATAGACTTGTCAACACTATTCCGCAATGTTGACCTTCTTCTTTTCCCATTGAGTCGAAATCTTCTGAACTGTCTTCTTCACCGTTGCATGATCCTTCATCTGCCATGCAATCGCACAGGCAGTAAGAAGGTCGAAGTGTCGCGTCGTTTCCCGGGGATCGTTAATGACTTCAATGAGATCATTTCGGGTATATGACATTGCTTCTTTAATGAGCTTCGGATCATTGAGCTCAATCAATCCATCGGCAATTGCATCACGTAATGCCGATAACATATTTGATTTGGACAAGCTGGTTGTAGTCCATCCATATATAGAGGGGAGTGGCACATTCGTCTTGATCGGACGTGACGGCATCTTGTAAAGATTTGCGCCATTGAGCTTTGCCTTGAGAACTGTCTGATCAAACTTGTTGTTCTCCGGTGCAATCAAGCACGCGCCGAATCGATTTGCCTGTGAATATATCTCATCACCAAATGATTCAGGTCCAATCGTATTGCTATCAAACGTTGCAACGACCTGTGCCACCGGACCACTGAAATCAATAAACACAGATGCTGATGAGTCAAGAGATACGCCACCGGCAACGTCCATGCCTCCGGCGTATCGGTGCGATGGATTGTATTCTCTATATATACGGAATCCGGCAATGTCCCTGATCGGCTTTCGGACTTCCATCGCTTCGAGCTTTTCACGATCAAAATATATATCCTTCGAAGCATCAGGTTTACACATGCGCTCTCCTTGAAAGTCCTCGTCGTCATGCTTCATGTTCTCAATATCCTGCATCGTATATCGCTCGGGCCACGTCAGCTCTTCCTTGTCTTCGTCATATATAGGAGTGATCATGACAATCTTTCGATCAGAGAGCTTGTCATTAATGAGCTTGTGAACATTTCCCTGCTCTGAAACATAGTTACATGTATAGACACATGCGCCGCCTTTCTCAAGACCAGTGCGCGCCTCTTCCATGTTCTCCCAAATAGATCGAGTCTCTCTACCGGATCGAAGAGTCTTACGAGTCTCGAAGTCGTTGAACCAAACAAAATCAGGACGTGCTTCTTCTTGGTTCGCTCCTCGCTGATCTACTCCGACAGAATCAGCAAGAACCTTCACGCCGGTTGATGTGGTAAATGAGCTCATACGCTCTTCACGCTTCGAAGACGTTCGTTCGAATGTTTCAGGATACATTTCGGCAATCCTCGGATTCACAAGGATATTGTAAATGTCAGTCACAGACTGTTTTGAATTGTCGCCGTCTTCAGAGAGGACCTTGAAATAGCGCCTGAAATGGTCCCGATCATTCAAGATGCAAAAGGGAATAAATAGCTTCATCTTCATATCCTTGCCGGCTCCTCGAAATGCAGCGTTGACGAATGCCTCGATCTTTCCAAGATAGATCTTTACATTGTTCGTATTCATCTCTTCATGAAATTCAGCATCTTCGGATTTGAAATACTTCACATGAAAATACCGAGCCCATAGATTGAACTTGAGCAGGATTGCTTCAATCGAATCAGTCTTGGCACTAAAAGAAAACAGTGATCGTTTCTCTTTAAGACTTCCGCTTTGAATTGTTTTTAATATCTCTTCCATTGAGAAACTTTGTTATTGCGTCTGCCGCTTTATTGAGCGAAGTATTATCTGGTATCAGATCTTTTCCTTGTGCGTCAGTCAAAGCATTTTTTTGAACTACGCGACCTTTAAGAGCATTAAATTCTTTGATCGCGGCGACCTTTGGAGAAAGTTCGCGACGCTGTTTTGCTACATATAAAAGTTCACCATCGACAAATTCTTCAGTAAGCATCAAACTCATCAATTTGGTAATTCGATTTTTAATCTTAGCTGTTCTTAGAAGCTTCGAAGCATTAACTGCACACACTAGTTCAGCTTTTGCAAAACTAGATTTTTCAACGCACACGTTCATTGGCTTACCTGTCTCTTTATCAATCTGAATCTCATATTTCGCATCATCTTTCGACAAAGATTCATAATCAATTTCATATGCAAAAGCATAAGACTTTGTTCCATTATCAAAGGTTTCTTCACCACCAGTCATGTACTGACAAAACAATTCATGCCTTACATTATCAAGGGGCACATTATTTTTAGTATCTAAAGTAGTTTTCTTCACAACACAATATTACCACAGGAATGAATAGTGTTCTCGAATGAGAGGGTGCGGATTCTTCCCATTAAAGAGAGTCGAGTAATTTTCAGTGATCTCCTCACCTTTCTTTATATCCCGAAGCGCAAATTTTCCATCAGAATTTGCGTCAACGGCATGATTCATGAACGATGTTAAACAAATCTCCATGTT